GCATTACAAGAACAAGCCTTTGTCTTATCTAATTGTATAGAAAACCTTATAAAGAAATGGCCAAAACCACCAACGACCAAGGACCATCGTACTACAGAAGAGGGCCTATTGATGTTTGGGATTTTGTTAGACAACAAGAACTCGGATTCCACCTCGGAAACGTAATTAAATATGTATGTCGAGCTGGTTACAAAGACAATGACATAGAAGATTTATCAAAAGCAATCCACTACTTATCAAATGAAATCGAATATAGAACCGCAAAAAATTGCGAGAACTGGGAGAGTACAATCCTGGATAGATAACCCTGGTTCTCGTTTACCAGTTAGTTGTACAATCTTCGTAGTAGAAGACTCAATGGAGGGTCCAAATGGTATCGAAAAAAGCTGGAGATTTGTGTCGCATGCTCTTCGCTTTGGAGCGGGAGTTGCAGTCCACCTGTCGAAAATTAGGCCAAAAGGAACAACAACAAATAAGGGACCTGATTCGCTCGTTGCGAGCGGACCTGTCTCATTCGCAAAAATCTACTCAACATTAAATGAAATTCTTAGAAGGGGGGGCACCTACCGTAATGGGGCGTGTGTTATTCATCTCGATATTACACATCCCGATATTCTTGATTTTATCGAAGCTCCCAGGCATGAACTTCCCTGGATCAAAAGATGCATCGATCTCGAAGCCCAAGACTGGTATAATTCAAAACCTGAAGTCAAGGAAGCAATACTTAGAGGAATTGCAAGCGGAGACATTTGGCTCAATAAAATAAAACACGATGAACAAGGACAAAGAATATACAGCAACGTCTGTCTTGAAGTTTACTTGCCCTCACGAGGGACTTGCTTGTTACAGCACGTCAATCTCGGTGCCTGTCGTATCGGCGACTTACGGCAGAGTTTCCGTGAAGGTATGCAATCTCTGTGCGATCTCCATAGTCGGACAGGCGTTGGAGAATCTGGAGAATACCTTTCACCAGATGTCGATAGACAAGTCGGACTCGGCATGCTCGGTCTGGCCAACTTCCTCAAAATCAATAATATAACTTACAAAGAGTTTGGTGAAGGTTTAGAGGCTATTAACAATGGCAACATAACTGATACACTAGCTGGATTTGCTGCGAGAGAGTTATACATAGGTCTTGAGGAAGCAAGCAACGCAGCAAGACAACACAACATGGTGCGAGCTTTTGCCATAGCTCCAACTGCATCATGTTCATATAGAAGTAGAGATTTACAAGGTTATACTTGCACACCAGAAATAGCTCCTCCTATTGCTAGAACAGTAGACAGAGATTCGGGCGAATTTGGTGTAGAAAGGGTGGAATATGGCAACGTTGAGATCGCATCCGAGGTCGGGTGGGAGAATTATAAAAAGGTAGCAGATCAGATAATGATTATGCTTCATAGAACTGGTTTGCTTCATGGCTATAGCTTCAACTCTTGGAGTGATATGGTGACTTACGATGAGGCATTTGTAGACGAGTGGCTGAAAAGCCCACAAACGTCCCTCTATTATGCATTACAAGTAATGGGTGACGTTCAGGATAAATCAGATGCCTACGCTGCACTAGATCAGTCCGATGTTGACGCATACTTGGAAGACATAATGAGCAATAAACCCGATGAAATAGCTTGTGACTGTCAACAATGAACCCCTACGAAAAATTATTAAATAGAAAAAGAACCTGGACACCAGTACAAACCACCAAAGGAAAATTTAAACATGGAGCAGAAGAAACCATCTACCGTGCTCTTGCAATACGCCATATGGAGTTACCAGTTGGCGAGTTCATTACAGACGCACTTGATAAAGAAGTTCCCGACGCTGCTAGAGCACTTTTAGAAAGCAACGTCAAAGACGAGATCAAACATGATCTTGCACTTGGCTACATCACCAACGCACTAGGCGTAGATGACAAAGCCGAAGCCGAAGCATTACGCTTACGTGCTGCGTGGGAACAACACCCAGACCATACAATACTAAAGGCATTAGTAGCAGAGAGAGCAATCTTTTTTGTATTACTACCGTTCTTTAGATTCTGTGGTGACGCCGGTCTAAGAACTGTCAGTGCTGACATATCTAGAGACGAGCAAGTCCATGTGGCAGCTAACTCATTGGTATGTACAGAACTAGGTCTCAAGCCTAGTCAATCATTAGATAAGTTAAGAAAGGCAACTATCAACTGGGTAATGCAACCCTTAAAACAGAGTGCCGATAGATATTTGGACAAAAAATTTTGGTTAGATGCCAGCGACAGACTAATGTACGAAGGCAAAGCACCAGAATTTTCACAAACTAAGGCAGCTAGAATGCCTGCATTCTTTGAACACTCAAATGTCAATCTCCCTCAATACTCTTAAACTACACAACGAGAAGCTCGATGATTTAGTTGACGAGTTAGAACAGAACTTTGGGTGGAAACCTATTCACCCCAAAGAAGATATAAATACAATAATGTATCGTGCTGGTCAAGCTAGTGTGATAGATTATATAAAACAAAAACAAACAGACGAGGAAATTTAATTATGTGTATCGGAGGAGGCGCACCGCCAACCCCACCACCTTTACCACCAGCTCCGCCACCACCATTACCTCCAACACCTACGGCACCACCTCCTGACCCAATAATGAAGGATGTGAACCCACAGGTGAAGAGAGCAAAGGATGACCGTGGTAATAAAAATAAAAACCAGTACTCAAAAGGTACAGGCTCATTGAAAATTAAATTAAATCCGAAAGTAAATACAGGTAGCGACGCAGGAACAGGCGGAGGTCTTAACTAATGACCGCACGTGAAAGATACAATGAACTGGTAACAGATCGAAGACAATTCCTAGATAAAGCAGTTGATTGTAGTGAACTCACGTTACCTTATTTAATTCAAGACGATACATCTTCAAGACCTACACACGAAACTCTCAATATTCCGTGGCAGTCAGTCGGTTCCAAGTGTGTGGTAGGGTTAGCAGCAAAACTTATGCTTGCTATCCTACCTCCACAAGGTTCCTTCTTTAAGTTTCAAGTAAGAGAGGACAAGTTAGGTGAAGAGTTACCTCCAGAAGCGAAGTCAGAGATGGAGCTATCATTATCTAAGATGGAACGAATGGTCATGGACTATATCGCTGCATCAAATGATAGAGTAGTTATACACCAAGCACTTAAACATTTAATTGTAGGTGGTAATGCTTTATTATTTATGAGTAAAGATGGTATCAAAAACTATCCGCTTAATAGGTATGTCGTTAACAGAGACGGAAATGGTAACGTCCTAGAAATAGTTACAAAGGAATTGATAAGTCGAGACGTACTCGGTTATGATCTACCAAAGAAACAACCCAACACGGGCATCGACGAAAGCACAGTTGGTACACATACAGATGATGTCGAAGTTTACACGTGCGTGAAACTAGATAACGGCAGATGGGTATGGTATCAAGAAGTAGAAGGTATGATAGTACCGGGCTCACGTAGTACAGCTCCTAAGAATGCAAGTCCTTGGCTCGTCCTGACTTTTAATTCTGTTGACGGAGAACAGTACGGACGTGGTAGAGTAGAAGAGTTCCTTGGCGATCTCAAATCTCTAGAAGGTTTATCACAAGCTCTTGTCGAAGGAGCTGCTGCTGCCAGTAAGGTAATCTTTCTGGTCAGTCCATCTTCAACTACGAAGCCAGCAACTATTGCAAAGGCTGGAAATGGAGCCATCGTACAAGGCAGGGCAGAAGACGTACAAGTTGTACAGGTTGGTAAGACAGCCGACTTCTCTACTGCTGCAAACATGGCACAGACAATAGAACGAAGATTGCTTGAAGCATTCTTAGTGATGAATGTGAGAAATGCAGAGAGAGTAACAGCAGAAGAAGTCAGACTAACACAGTTAGAACTAGAGCAACAGCTCGGTGGCATCTTTAGTTTGTTAACTACATCTTTCCTTATACCTTATCTCGATAGAACTTTATTAGTTTTACAAAGAACACAAGAACTACCTAAGTTACCTAAAGATATTGTTAGACCATCTATTGTAGCTGGTGTAAATGCTTTAGGAAGAGGTCAAGACAGAGAGGCTTTGACTATGTTTATGCAAACAGTTGCAGGAACAGTAGGACCAGAGGCATTAATGCGATTTATTAATCCAATGGAAGCTATCAAACGTCTAGCTGCTGCACAGGGTATTGATACGTTGAACCTTGTTAAGACAGAAGAACAGATGGGACAAGAGAAGGAAGAGATGGAGCAGAAGCAACAGCAAGCTACTCTATTACAACAAGC